GACGATGACGACGATGACGACGATGACGACGATGACGACGATGACGACGATGACGACTCTGTATCAGAAGAATCATCCGATGACGAGGAAGACGATACTGAATTCTTTGTAGTAGTATTACTAACCATTGGTACAAATACAGGTACAGACGGTTCTTCAACTACCGATGATGGAACATATGACGTTACTGGTTTCACCGGAATATGAATCGGTCTAAAAGAAAAAGTGTCATAATATAACATGGTTTCATTTATATTTTCAGGAATAAAAGAGTAAGAATTGTAGAGACATGGAATGATGACGGATGTCGATGTCGATGTCATTTGATATGCAATGTCGCACAAGAGACACAACGATTATATTATACTCACGATTTATCTTTATGCGTCTTATTTTCAAAAAACTCTTTCGATAGTATTTGCTTCTGTTCTTCAATTTCGTTCAACTGTTTTTCTTGTTGAATGACGTATTTCATATATTCTTCCAATTCACGTAGCGTTGTATCAGAAAGTTTTGAAATATTTACGAATACACCATTTTTATTCTCGTTGATTTGTGTTTGTTTGTTGTGTAATATACGTAAAATTTCGGTCTGATGAACAACGGGCATATTTTCTATACCATCTTTTAGGGTCATTAAGTAGTTTGTTTTTGTTTCGACTTGTTGTGCTATATTTTGTAACTCGTTCATTGCAGTAAGACTTGCAATAAGCGGAACAGTAGAAGATGATTGTGAACTATTTAACTGTTCAGAACGAATAACTGTCGTCATTTTACAAATAAAACATAATGAAACTTTATACCCTTTCAAGATGCACAGTCCAGTATTATTCTAATCTTATCAAGGTGATTTTGCATCGTTCAACATTGCAATAATGGTTACATGGGTGTCGTGAAGAACAAACCTGCGTCCAATGATTTCAACTGTCAAAATGTCATTCTCTTCAATCCGAGAGAATAGTTCGCTGTTTTTCATATTCATATCTCTCGATAGGAAAACTTCAATGGGCGAAACGCACCCGGGGCGTAAATGCATTGCTCCTGCCCGTATACCTGCTTGTGTGATAGTTCTTGCTACACATTTGATGATACTGTGTTCATCTGGAAAACAAATGAGACAATCTGCTAGGATATCGAATACAATATTCCCAGCCATCAATGTTCCGCATGAGTAATTTATAATTGACAATGATTCAGGACAGATGTATCCTTCTATTGAACAACGCCCTTCAACTTGGTTCGCAAGCTCTTTCGTAAGAAGTTGTTTGACGTCGACGCCATGTTTTATCCTATAAAATGGTACAGTAACCCTCCGTTTCACTTGTTGTTTCGTAAATAGATTCGGGTCGCAGTAATTCGTCATCGCTCCTTTTGTATCATTACACGGTGACACGTCCGTTATAACTTGCGTCGGTTGATGTTCAGGTGCATTTTTGACTTCATTCAATGGAGGTTGTTGTGATTTCTTTCTTGGACGAATCATTTTTTTTACAGACGAAGTTGACACACATGCTGAAGATGCCATTACAACGAATGAATGATATATGAATTCTAGTTTTACATTTATATCTTTATCAATTTTATTCAGATATAGTCACATATGACGACATCGAATCCATGCGTCGTTGTCGCAGCATCGACAATTTGAAGCGGACCTGCGCATCCGTAGATGGTTCCAGACTTCACGAATGCATCGCATTCCTCTTTTGTCGCATGAGGCGGAATTGGTTGTAGCGTATCCTTGAATACACCATGACGTAATATACGGCAGTTAAAGTCGTTATGTTTCACCACGAATGGTTGCTGACAATGAAGACACGTGAAGATATAGTCCATGACAATAATACGAATATACAATATTGTTTATACGTTTACAATATCGTATGAATTTATTTTACACCAATTCACCAATTACCGAAATCGCATCGTCTCCTATCTCGTACCGTTGACCAATGACGCGAACACGAATCTCTTCTTCTTCTTGAAGACGTGTAAAATCGGCACGATCGTAATGATGATCGCGTGCAATAAAAACGACAACAGGTGATTTCGGTTCATTCAATGTGGCGCGAATACCTGCGAGACTTATGTTTTTAATCACACATGAAAATACAACACCTTCGACGAGAGAACATGCTAGACATTCATAGACAACATCAAATATGGCGTGTTTTCCATATAAATAACCGTTGGAGTATGTCAGGATTTTTACACTTCCAGGACGGATAAAACCTTCCGCCATACACTTTCCTTCTACGATTTTCGAGAGAATATGCTCCAACGTATCTTTTACATTCTGCCCAATGATTCGGAAAGGCACTTGTAGTTTTCGTGTAAGGAGGATGGTGGTGTAGATGCCTAATTTTGGTTTGGCTTGGACGACACCTCCACCTCCTCCAGCAGCAGCAGCAGTTGCCGCTCCTGTTGCATTTATTGGATTCGCGTTTTCTACTTGCATTGCGTATTTTGAATTCGTTGCTGTATTCACATATAGTTACTATATACTTTATTTCTCAATATACAGTTTTTCAATATTACACAATGTTGCTTCAGAAGGTGTGAAAAACCATTTACGTCCATTCACGCGGTTATGGTTTAGTGTCCGTAACAGAAACTCTTGAAATACACACAATTCCCGTTGCGTTCTGTGTTTCGTGTTTTCAATAGTTAATTTATATTCATCACCAGATGTAGCTGAATTCAGAGAAAGAATAGAATTAATAATTGTGATTGTCTCTGTTTTTCCTGACTGATCACACCTGGCACCTTTGTCACGTTTCTTCGACATGACTTTAACCTTGAAAATCAAGTATTCTTTCTTGAAAAATGAGATGAAACCAATCACCATGTTGATATTTTGAATATGTTTTGTTTGATATTCATCTAAAATAAGTTCATAATCACGTTCATCTTCTGGTTCAGCAATCCGCCATTCTCTCGTTTCATATGGTAACACAACTAATGCATATGTTGGTTCTTTCTTTTCATGGAATAAGAGTAGTCCTAAATCTTGTGGCGATGAACTATTTGCTGCGTTTCCGTTAACTGCAGTACTGGTTCGACGTCCGACTAATGGTCTTATAATAAGTTGGTTACGATAATAGTTCAATAACATTCGTTCGAACGGTATTAGTAACTGAACCATTGCTACGTTTCCACTACTACTATTTCTACTATCACTCACTTCCATTGAATAATTGTTTTTTTGATACAAATAATTCACTAACCGAAGACTATCACTGAAAAACAAATGCTCTAAAAGATTTGCAATAATGAGGTTGTGTAATTCTTCTTTTGTAATTTGAAATTCTTCTGTTTGAGAGATTTGGTCGATAACTTTTCCACAATAATAATACCATTCATCTTGTTCTTTGGTCGGTTTATCATACACAGTTAAACATGTTTCAAATGTATTGGTAAGTGTCATAACTAAGTCTTCTATTTCATTTGCAGGTTCGACTTCTTCGCTACCAAGGGGCGCAACTGGTTCTTCACTCAAATTTTGTTCCTCTTCAGCATTTGTTACAACTACTTTTGTTAATGATTTATTTACCTTATCTACCATTTTTTTATTTGAATGAATAGGTCCTGTCCCAATAGCTGTGGCACCTTGATTTTCTCCAAGCCGAATCCCTAAATAATCTTCCGTAACTTCACTTGGAAGAGGGTATCGTATAGCCGAATGTTTTGAAGGCACAGGAGTGCTTCGTTCATGAATACTAATACGTTTATCAGTGATTTCGATAGGTTGAAACAAGTAGTATTCACCGACATTGATAACTCGTCCAAGGCGCCCATATTTGTCATTTACATATTCATTTGGATCGCTTACCATGGTTGTCAGTGCGAGATTGATTTGGGCAATCGGATAATGTCGAATCGCATTTACATGTGCAATAATACCATTTGGACCTGTTTTCTTGTAAAAAAACCCATCCTTGTATAAATCACGGATTTTGTGAATAATTTTATCAATGTTCATCGACATAAATTTCTCATTGAATGTATCAAGTCGAACATCTCCGGCCGACCGACGTTCTTCTAAACTCTCGCTGTCGCTGTCGCTTCCGCTGTCGCTGTCGCTGTCGCTGTCGTCGCCCATTCCATAAAGTTCTTGTTGTTCTTGAATTGGTCGTCCATTTGAGAACGTGGGTCGACATGTATATTCGCATCGTTCCATATAATCGCATAATGCCGAAAATGGGCGCGCGCCGACTTGATAATCAATTCGTTTACGCGACGAGAGATTTTGCTGAACAACTTGATTCAGTTGTGCCGCTGTCTGTGTATTATGTTGCACATTCAGAAGACAGTCAACGGCAGATGTTCGCAAGACTCGAGAGACTGCTCCAATCTTTACAGCTTTGAATTCCGAGAGACGATACAGATACAAGTCAATTGCTTCGATTTCCGGATTTGTAAGTCGGGTTCCATATAAATACAATTCAACGTTTCGATGTGAATATGAAAGACGTTTATGACTACAGTTACGAATTGCTCGGCCGATAATTTGCTCCAGTAGGTTCATATTGTACCATGGTTCCAAGATATGAACTTGGCGAATATTCTTGAAATCAAGACCTTCACTTCCTGCAACCGAAATAATCACCACTTTTACATTCTCACCGTGAGTGTTATCGTCGCTCGTGAGTGCTTTGAGTTCATAGAGGTTATCCGGCGAAATCGTTGGATCACCTGTAATCACAGAATACCGTGCAGGACGGAATGGTTGATTCGGATATTGTTGCTGATGCTGTCGTTGAGGAAGCATGGTAAGTGCATCGATGCTCGGAGTTGGTCTGCTTCGAAAAAGCGAAGAATTTCCACCAGCAACACTATATCTGGTGAAACCGAGTTCCTCTAATGCAAGTGCAATAGGAACAACCCCTCCATCGATATATTGACTGTATGCAAGAATAATACCATCACTCCTCATTATTGTATCGCATATATTCTTGATTTTTGCAGAATAGCGTCCAATATTTTCTGGCGCAAATATACGTGACGACGCTTTTGTCGTAGTTTCGCCATTTGGTAACTTAAATGAACGCATAAATTCAGGACGGTATTCAAAGTTCAAACGCATTGGTGGATTACCAGTTTCTTCATAGGACATAATGTGTCGCAGTCCTTCTTTTCCAATACAAGCCGTTATATCAAACTCATCATTGGGGTTATTCATGTATTCAAAAAGAGATGGGTGCGGATATACAATATTCAATGCTTCAAGTGGGCGTTGAACAGCAGCATAACCGATTGTGTCCATATTTTCAAAAGATGGGAATTCGCTTGATTCTACAACGGTGGTTTCATCAACGCCATCAACTGCGGCAGATGCAGCAGCAGCGGCGCCAACTGACTTTTTCCCTTTTCCTTTCCCTTTTCCCTTCACAGCGGCAGCACCAGCACTTTCTCCAGATTCTGCAGCAGCAGCAGCAGCTGCTTTTTTACGACGAGCCATCGCAGTCTTCTTGTAGATATACATAGCTTTCATGTCATTTACAATAAACCGATAAGCTGTTTCTTGAATATCACCGATGCGTGTCATATATACGTCGATATGCTCGACTGGTTGGTCAATATGACGACCGTTTAGTTGTGTACGAGGATATGCTAACCCAGGTTGACCAGAACGACATTGTACAAGCAATGAGTGTTCTGGAGCATGTTCACTTGGAAAGATACGATACGGAAATGTATATGGATTTTCACCTCGAACAAATGATATATAACCAGTTGCTTTTCGAATGAGAATATCTTTTCCAATCTCTCGACTTTCTGCATCTAAACGGAAATTTCCCCGGTCATCAAAGACATCTGCAATATCGATTGTCGCGCGTCGGTCATTCAAGTTCATTAAGTTAATCAACCATACAATCTCCTTGTAACTATTATACATAGGTGTTCCCGATAGTAATAAGAGGCGCACATTGTTTACTTTCTGCACAATCTGGAATAATATTTTTGCAACACGTTTATCTCGATTATCATCTGTGATTCGAATATTGTGAACTTCATCAATTATGATTAATGTATTTGCAAATAATTTACGCAACTTTGCAACAGAGAGTGACTCAATCGCAAGGGTCTCCATTTCCGCAGCTTTGGCAATATCGGTTGCGGATTTACGCCCTTTTTTCGCGGACACCGTCGCAACCGCCCCTGAAGCCGAAGCACCAACCCCAGTTTTGCGGCGCACCTCTTGAATCACTGCGTCATCCTGCGAAATGCCAACACTTGACGCTTGGGTTCGCACATAATTCGCGAATTCATTATATCCAAAAAACAAATAATGTGATGAAATCAAACGCCGTATCTGTTTAATAATTTTGTCACGCGTCAACCCTTTCATATTCATCGGATTTATTTCCTTGATGAACTTGTTACCAGTGCATGCGCGAATATTCCAAACACCCGGTTCAATCTCTCGCAACTCACGTTCGTCGAAGAGTTGAAGACGGAAGTTTTCTTGTACGTTAGGAGAAGCAATGACGATGATTTGTTGGTTTATCCCCATTTGTTTCATGTAATCACGCATTTCTTCTGCAACACTGATTGCCGAGCATGTCTTTCCAGTTCCGAGACCATGGTATAACAAAAGGCTATTATACGGTGTTTCTACAGAAAGAAAGTTACGAACGAACTGCTGATTTGGTGCAAGTTCGATCTGAGCATTACACAAAATCTCTGCCTCTTCTTCCACGTTCTTTGTATTATCTACGTCCATCTTAGTATCAAAAAACTCTTTTCGAAGAGCAATTTTGGTATTGAAATTAGGGTCATTTAGTGTAGGATATAAACCGTCGGTTTTAATATTGGCACCTAATTCACTTTCATCATCACTTCCAGGTAATATTCCAATATCATGCAATGTCATCTCTCGTTCTAGTAACTCTTTTTTCAACAATAACCGGTTGAATTCTTTACTAAATGGATTATTCAGTTCTTCTGGTTTGATACGTTTACGTCCATCTTCCAAGTCTTTTTTCATTCGCGCGATTATGTTCGGGTCACGTGATTTCTCGACCGCTTTAGAACCAGAAACATTTTTTGATTTTTGCAAGGGTTTACGTTTGCCGACGAGCTGAATATTTTGAACTGATGCTGATTCATCTCTCGGTTCTGGCGTCATAGCAAGTGCAGCCGATGCTACTGATGCAACTGATAATTCCATTGGCACATTTTCTTCATCTGGATTAACAAGTTGTGATAAGACATCATTTTTGTTAGTTGTTATTGGGACTCTAGTCTGTAATGGTAATGAAGAACGAACTTTTAATCCGGTTAGATGTGTTGGAACTAACATATTATAGTCTTTATTGAAACCAGGAATGTTCATTTATTAAAATACTTTTGAATCTACTAGTATTGAATCAGTTATCCTTTATATAACTATACGAAATAAAAAGGATATGTTTCAAAATATTCTATAGCGGGACAATATGTTATTGATTTTGCGAACAATACCAATTTTTTCTAAATTATAAGGTCTTATTGAATGAATACATTCATCAAATGACATCCATTTCATGAGACCAACTTCCATAATGTCATGTGCCTTTTTCGGTTTTTTATCTAAATCCACCATTGCAAGGAAATACTTCTGTTTATAGCATTTCATATCCGAACCCATAAATATCTCTTCAAAAGGTGCGATATTTTGGATTACATTATCGGCAGTAATATCGTATCCAGTCTCTTCGAGGCATTCTCTTAATGCACATGGCAAATCTTTTTCATTATAATTGCGACGCCCCTTTGGAAATCCCCATTCCGTTTCCGTCCAATGTGTCGTTGAATCGTGGATAAACTGTTGAAGTGTTTTAATACGTCCATCTTTTGTCCGGATACCTCCAAGAACTTGTCGGTATTTTTCAAAAGAGACATGCTCTTCATTTTTATATTGACTACCACGTGTATATTCCCCCCATAATAATCGCCACAACTGCTCAAAAGTAAGACGCATCAAATTTGCTTTCTCTGACATTGTCATTTCATCGATGATTCGCTGAATATACGCCTCATCATTCAAAGAATATTTACCACGAATGAAATCTACGAACCCAAATGAATCTCGTCGACGAATCATAAGGAATTCTGGACCAGTTTCACCGCACCGAAACGCGATGATACCGATACTAGTAATCGGCGCGCGACAATTATTATAGACATGATTGTTTCGGTTGCAATTATTACAAAAATACTTCATTGATTCGGTGGTGGTAGTGGATTCGGAAACTGCACTAGCATTGCTACCGCCACTGGCGCTACTTTGTTTATTTTGACGTAATTGTATAATTTCAGAATATGATAATGCAGATTTAGGGTTGTTCATTTTTTTTGTAACAGAATCCGAATTTACATTTGTGGTTGTTGAATCTGCTGGTATATGAGTTTCATGGTTCATTTTGCTTATCGTATTTCTGTTATTGTTTTTATGTCATTTCATAATAAGCAGTAAACGATGTTAAAACTGGATGCGAAAATATGGGGACCGCATTTTTGGTTTGTTTTAATGACAGCTGCTGTAAATTATCCGGAACATGTTAATGATGTCGTTCGAAAAAAATACTACGATTTCATTCAGAATTTTTCTATGCTACTTCCTGATCCAGAAATGTCGGCTGAATTTGACAGAATGATAAGTAAATATCCAGTTCGCCCTTATTTGGATAGTCGTGATTCGTTTATACGTTGGGTTCATTTTATTCACAATCGATACAATGTAATCCTCATGAAAGATGAAATATCTTTACATGAGGCACTTGAAAAATACTATCTACATTACCGTCCCAAACCGGTTCAAATCATGGAAGAGTTGAAGTATAGAGAGAAACTAGTGTATTTAATATTCCTTGTAGGATTAGGATATGCCGCATACTATTATCATAACCGATAATGAAATAATCGTTATATTATATAACGAATATCATAATCACGCGTAAATCGTATACATGGTTAAAACAGAATACATTGTCTTTATTATTACGCTTATTCTTATTGCAAATACATATTACGATGGTCAGCTTATCAAATTCTTTCAAACCAATCAAAAATGGGTCAAAATGGCAACACTTGGCTTTGCAGGTCTCTCTTTTTTCTTGTTTCTACGCCGTAATCCAGAAAACTCTAGGGAGTTGCTTCATCATGCCAACGATTTCATTAAATACATGCCAATTAGTAAAGATACGGCCGATATGATAACGCCATTTTTTGATATGACGAGGGGACAGGCGCCAAATCCGATGAACGGCGCTGTAATGAGTGGCGCAATGATGAGTGCAGGAGGAATGAATGCAGCACCTGCGCCATCAATGGTAGGAGGAGCAACAACCGGTATGAGTTCTGCTGAAAAACGTGTTTTGAACTCAGGAAAGGGGTCTAGCAAGCGTAGCGTCAGCGAAACAAAAAAGAAATATGTTGCTGCACAACAAGGATGGAAATGCGGGGATTGTCAACGTCAATTACCAGCTTGGTTTGAGGTGGACCATGTAATAGCTTTAGAACATGGTGGTTCCAACCATGTAGATAATTTAGTCGCGTTGTGTCGGGATTGCCATGGAAAAAAGACGGCAATGTCATTTTTATAAATAAGAAATTCATTTCTCATAATAACCGAACAGCGTAAGGTTATTGGCATTATTATATCTTATAATTATAACTGGGTATAGTTGTTATCATTATAAATGGATGGTTCATCTTCATCCGTATCAAAATTAATCGATTTATTGCCATTAATTATTATTTCAGTAATTGTATTCGTTGGATTTTTTACATGGGAAATTTTCACAAAGCATTTGGAAGTATTTATACTATTAATAACTAGTGTTCTGTTTGCAATATGGATATATTCTGGTGACATCTACTCATATATTGGTTGGAGAGATGCGAGTGAAAAAGGAGACCAGTTTTTTCCTGCACCGGAAGGAGAACTGCCAAAAATAGATACACTTTATGTGGCCATGATCGTTGGAGGTATTGTGTTATTGCTGGGTCTTGGTTTAACACTCGCGATAACAAGTTATCAAATTGGTAGTAAAATCAGTAGTGCATTCCAGCACGATAACGTATTGAGTTATGTTGGTTACGGGTTTCTTGGTTTTGGTGGTATTACAATTATATCTCTTTTATGGAAGGCGTTTCAAGGTGACAGCGAAACAGCAGACAGCACAAAAACTAGTATTATTGGTTCAACCGCATTCAAAA